ACTGGAAGTATCTGTCCTGGGTCTGAAGCGCGAGATTTGCTTTCTCTATCGCACGCTGTCCCTGGTCCTGCGACAAAATAACTCGGACATTGATACCTATATCCCGTATAGCATCCGGAGTCATGATACCAAAGGCACGGACATCCCCTTCCATATATTCAAACACTTCTTCCTCATCCATGGTAGCCATGGATACCTGAACAAGCTTAGTTAAATGTTCTTCAAAACCACGAACGATTCTGCGCATCCAACGACGACCGATCTTGGAAGCCTCTCTTAAGGTTGCTTCTACACCTGTTGCTGTATTTGCAGGAGCCAGGGCTTGATAATCTCCCTGTGCCATATTGGACACCCCGAGCCATAATTGAACAATGCCGAAGACAAAATCTATAAGATCCTGTGTTCTAATATCTACATTTGGGATAGCTGCAAATTGAATGAATTCATCAATGCTGCTCTGGTCTTTTAGCTCAAATATCTTACCTGCATGCAGTTCTACATCCTCCGGCTCATCCTCCACAGCCTGGGGGTTGACACCTATAATTGGGTTAGCTGCGAGCTCGTTGCGATAGCTTTGAGAATTAAACTGTTTGTCGACATATTCCTGGAAGGAGCGAATACGCTCGGGTAGGCTCCGTCCACACCAATGGTTTCGGTCTTTTCCAATCGATACAGCGGTATAGGGAACCCGGTTGTCCGGGGTGAGCTTTGCCACGAATTCGTAATAAATTGGCTTCTCCGTCTCGGGGTCAATAAATATGCAAAATTCTTGCGGGGTACCGGTGCCAAGAACATCACGCTTCATCCAACACTCCAGTACTTGAACGCTTGGGTTCTCGTCGGAATCAAAGTCTAAGTTCTCTGTTCTCTCCTCATTCTTTTCGATCGGGCTTCTTGGGTTTGCGTCCTTCTTTACAAGATTTACATAGTCACCAAAACTTATCCAATCACGCTCAAGGAACATTTCACGAGCCCAACGCATATCTTTATCGTATAATTCAACAAGGATATCTGAATCGTCCAAAGACTCCGCATGAGACGGACATAAGAAACGATCAGAATCTATGACCTCCGACCTTGGGCCTTTGTACTTCACCTGTTGAGTAGGGACACCTTGCGGAAGTGGTTGGAATTCGTGAACACCCGGAATCATTTGGAATGAGGGGTCGGTCGAAAGTCGAAGCTCTGTGTCGCCGGTCATTGGGTTCATCTCAGGTATAAACTGAGCCTCCCCTTCAATGATCGGTCCTTCACCGGGGATATCTTCAAATTCTTGAGTCTCGTTATTAAACAAGGCACTTCTTTCATAATCGTACCAAGTCGAGACATCCTCGCGGTAGGTTGATTTTAAAATTAAAGCACGCTGAATAAATAAGTGGAGGTAGGACTCTTCGAGACGCTCTCTCGTATTTGCACGGTCTTCAATCTTCCAATTAAAATATTTATCGTAGGCTTCAGCCATATCGATATCGCCAGCCCCCTGTGCATCGAATTTAAAATATGGGCTGGTCCCAGTGATCTCATCTTCGGCCCGGGCCATGAAGTGGTCGACCACAAGAGAAGTCATAGGAACTGACAGGTTAGAATGACTAAATATTCCGTCATACCCTACCCGATCAGACCGGTCATTATGATAAGTTTTCCACGATATCTTATCGTGTTCAATGCGCTCGCGGTTATCCTCTTTAAGCTGCTCTACTCTTTCGAGTGCATACTTTACGAGCTTTTCCTCCTGCTTTTGATTAAGACGTAGATTGGTTTGCTTCATTTATGATATTCCGAGCGACTGCGCTTTTTTAATGACCGTGACCATCAGATTTAACTCTTTTCTTTGTATATCGTCCACCCGTTGGGTTTTCTGTTCGTCCGACAATTTTTTGGATGATTCTATTTGTTTTCGAAGTCGGCGCATCTTGTTCTTCTGCTTATCGAGCTGGCTAATGGCTTCTGATAGTTTTAATAGCTCGCGGTTATCCAAAGATACTTGATTGAAAGTTTGCGGGTTTACATTCTTTGCATTCTTTACCGCCGTTTCTGCGTTCTTAACTGCGTCTCTAATTTCATAGAATGTACCCCTGGTCGCAGAGCCGTAGGTCGTGGCTCTTAGAAATCTATTTACTATAGGTATGTCGTTAACATTTTCTATGGAAGGTTTCCCGCTTCCGGCACTGAAAAGGGAACCAAAAAGAGCATCAGCTTTTTGACCGGGCCCGCCAAGATATCCCATAACCAAATGTCTCATTTGATTGCCTGAGATATCAAATTTTATATCTTCGTCTGAGCGGTAGTACAACGGGTTATTGCCGAGCGTTCCAGCAAAGGACCCTTTCACATCATCACTACCTCCCATCAAACTGTTGATAGCCTTTGATAATTTGTTCCAGTGTTCTGGAGTCCCTTTAGGATCCTGCATATGTCCGGGTTTAGGCACCTCAAATGGGCGGTCTGCATATCTAATAGGAGAACCCATGAAGTTCTTATTTGCATAAAGCTCAATCAACGGGACGAAAGGTGTAGGTGTAAGAGCAACGGCTAGCCCACTTGACCCACCTACTGGATTGAACGCACTCATCGCACTGTCTGTAAATCGTGTTGTGGCTTCGACTAACCCGGCACCACCCCTACCGAAGACATTTTTCGCAAACATATCACCCATAACCTGACCCATTGTCCAAAATAAGTTGTAACCTAAAGGAAGTGGTAAGCTAAAGAATCCGGTATCATTCTCATCATTGAAGAATTCAGGAAGACCCGCAGGGAGCGGTAGGATTGCGTTGGTATCTCTCTTATAAGAACTGATGGTATCGTAATCCGGCATCTCCTCATCCTCGTCATCATCCATCAGACGGTTGAGTATATTTATAATAAAAGCTGCTCCAGCAATCGCTCCGATAAGCTTAGCTCTTTCCTTGGGCGATCTTCTTGAGAAGGTAGTAAAGAACCGATCGATCGAATTCATAGATGCTCCAAAGAACACATACAAAGATCCAAAGGTCTGGGTAAGATTTCCCTTTTGGTTGAAATCAACTGTAACATTTCTGGCGATTACTGCCGCTTCATCGGGGCCTCTACCATCCTTGATCGCTGCCCAGAAAGTAGATGCACGGATGGAGTTTTCGACAGCCGTATTCGCGGTATCTACGAAATCCCAGAACTTTTTCCAGGATGCTTTTGTCCACCCGTCTTTACCTTTAAGAGATTTTTGAATCTCCTTGATTTTCTCAACAAGGGTTGGGTGTCTAAACATATCAACCTTACCGCCGTTCTCTTTGTAGTATTGATACATCGCCTGACGGTTTCCAGACTCCAAAATCTTTTTGGGATCCAGTTTTAAGAGCTTTGAGATCTCTTCTTTACGATTTGGGTTGATACCATTCTTTATGTCAGCTTCGGTTTGATAAATAGATTTCATAAAACCGGCTAAATTCTTGTGATTCAGCGCGTCTTTTATGAGTACCTTTTTATTGTCCTCACTAAGATGGATTCTTGCGGTTAACACATCACGGAAAAAGTTGGGGAGTATGAACGCGAGGTTGGCAGATGTGAACATCTTCGCCATCAAACGAGTACCAACATTAAAGCCACCAAGAATCGGGGGTAACGACTCGTATCGTAAATTGTTCATGGCATCCGCCATGCGAAGACCTTCGTCTGTTCTGTCATTAAATCGGATGAAGAAAGGCTGTCCGGATCTTCTAAAGACAAATACATTCGGGTCGTCTTTAAACTTACTACTTAGGGTTCTTCGAACTAGACCTATTTTTGCTCCGGCGATACCGCTTTCAGCTTCTTTTAACTCGTAGGCCATTTTTGTTTCCGAAGGTTCGAATGGTTTGTCGAACACTTTATTGAACTCAGTTCTTAGTTCTTCCAGAAGCTTCTCATTACCGGGTTCGTGTATGCTTTTTAATATGTCATGAGTTTCTTTAAGCTCCGGAACCCGGCCTAATGTGGAAAGATTAAAAAACTCGCTGCTATCTGTATCGATTTGTTTGTTCGGGTTTAATACGGAGTATAAAAGTGCATACATGCTTCCGAACGATTGAGACACTTCATTCTTCTTAGCCCGAATCATTGCAGCGGTATGCTGATTTATAGCATTACCTACTACGGTCACTGGATCTGGTCCATATGACTTTACGCCATCATTTTTACGACCAAAAGCTGGGAGGAGAATAAATGAGGTTTTAGGTTGGTTAAAACCTTTGCCGGCCCCGGTGCTCTTAGAACCAAACTCTTCCCAAGCTTCTTCCTGATCAAAGAACTGCTCGGTCTCTCCCTCAAACCCTTTTAGCGGGGAGTATGCGTAGTTATCCGCAAGATTTACTTTTGACTTGTAACTATTTCCGTACTTATCTGCCTTGCCTGTATTAAAATCAAATCGAGAAGCTGCAGTTATCATCGCAGTCTTTTCATCTATATCAAGTATTTTACCCTTAACCTGCGGATCTTCAAATGCCGCCCTGATTAACTCACCTTTACGAAGCTGATCCAAGCCATCCTTGTTCATATCGTAGTATACGGGCAGAAACTCTTTTAGAAATTCAACAAATTCTGGCTTAGCTTCCATATCAGCCATTAC